TAATGAGCTATTTTTTGAGCTGCATCTATATTAGCTCTTCTACCTTTTTCTGAGTAGTCTTTATTAGCAAATAATTCTCTCATTTCATCGCCATCTATCCTATAAGCATGAGGGAATACTTCGTCTTTAACTAAATCGGCTAGTACTGTTTTTCCTGAGCCAGGTTGTCCTGTAAACCAATATATCATTTATTTTTTCCATTTATCACGGCCTACTAAAAGACCAATTATACCATAATTTGCTATATCAATGAATGTATCTTCCATACCTTCACCTTTAACAAAGTTTTTACCATTAACTAATAGATTTTTTAATCTACTTATTTTATCAGTTAATCTAATTGCTAATCCTGTTAATGAGAATTTTTTATCTGCTTCATTATTTAGGATATCACCTCCTAAAGCGATATTATTTAAACCATAATCCATGTGCTTGCGAGCAAACATTTCATACATTTCATTTCCTATCCTTTTATATTCAGCTGATAATTCTGGGTATTCTGTTTCAAATACTTCAACTGCATCTGATACTGTTGTTCCTTCTAACTTGTCCATTTCCTCTTCGGAAACCATTTCGAAGTGCTTCTTTACTGAGTCGCTCATAACTTTTTCTTGTTCTAAATGTGGTTTGCAAAAGTGATCCCACCAACTACGTGGGTTGTAATCACTCAATTATAATATTTCTGTTTTGTTAAAATACTTTTCTAGTATTTCTAATCTCTCATGTGCTGATGCAAGTAATTTAAGTGCTTCAGTACAATTATCCCAATAGTCTTTGGTTGAATGATCACCAATACCAGCTGGGTGTCCAGTTAATAATTTAATGCTTGCTAATGCTTTAGCTTTATCTGCTTCAGCCTCTGCTTTTAAAAAATTGTATACTTCTATGTTCATTTTAATAAGGGTTTTATTTCTTTTTTGTTTAAACCAATACTGACCAATATACGACTTACTTCGTCGTTATCCAACAATTTTAAGTAATCTCTTACTTCAGTTTGTGAACATTCCCAGTATTGACTCAAATGTTCTACTAATTGTTTATTACGTTTTTTCAACGTTGATTTAATGTATTTATTCCATTTATTATTTTTAGGAATAAATTCTCTATAAATTGAATATATTTGTTTTTTGTTTTGAGGTGAAATTCGTTGTGCCTCATTAACTAAATCTAAATAATCCGAATTCATAGACATAAATCGGTGCACCATATAACTATTCCATAACTCCCAATCTTCATCAGAAAAAGAGTCAGGATCAGCTTTAATCGAATTTATCTGTTTAAGCCAATCCCAAATGTTTTTCATTATACTAACTCGTCTTTAAGTTCCTCTCTTAATTCAACTGGGATACCTTCACCTAATATTTTATTAGTTGATGGATCGTAGAAAATAGGAATAGGCATAATAGCATCATTATCCGTTCCAGCTACGAATTTAGAGATTTTTCTTAAAATAACTCCTGATTTGAAAATACTTCCACCATCAGAATTTTTAAGACCTTCAGTTGATTTTAGGTCTACATTAAGACCTCTAGGTTGAGAATTTGGTTGTTCCATTTTACTTATTATTTATTAAATTATTAATTAAACTCATTACGTTTATCTCTTTATCAATTCTAAAATTAGCTTTATATTGGTGTTCATTAATTAGAAAAGCCGCTGTACCTGCTTTACCAGGAAGATATTCGTCAGCATTATCATATAAAAATCTAAATACTTCTTCAAAATCATCAACATTTGAATCAGCGATAATTTGTCTAATAGTATTAAATTTGGGTTTATCTTTTTTTAATTCATCTAAAACAGCAGACAAATAACTAGTACCCACAAGTAAAGAATCATCAAGCGCTAATTGACCCTTATTACTACTTGCTTGAATAGTGTTTAGCATCTTCCTTAAGTCCGGATAGAACTTGTTTACAATTTTACCAATGGCAGTTGGTTCATAACTGATGCTTTCCTTATCACAGATACTAGCTAAATGCACTGCTACCTCTTTCTTGGTAGGAGGTATAACTTTTATTGTTTGACATCTAGATTGTAGAGGATCTATAATACGCTCTACAAAATTACAAGTCAAAATAAATCTAGTTGTACGTGAAAACGTTTCAATAATATTACGAAGAGAAGCTTGTGCTTGAATAGTAAGAAAATCTGCTTCATCTAAAATAACTACTTTTATAGGATGAAATGAAGCTACACTAGCAAAACCTGATACTTTATCTCTAATTGTTTCAATACCTCTTTCATCAGAAGCATTAATATAAAGAGAATCACAATCTAAATTTTTAGTGATTAATTTAGCTAACGTAGTTTTACCTGTACCAGCTGGTCCATAGAATAAATAATTTTGAATATCATTTTGTTCTAATTGTTTAGCTACTGATGATTTTAGGTTTTTATTACCTACATAATCATCCAGCTTAACTGGTCTGTACTTCTCGTTTAATAAACTATTGTCCGTATTCGCCATACAATGAATATAATTTTTGTTTTGGTGGTTCGATTATTTGTTCTTCAGTTGTTATAGCATATAAAGAACTATTTAATGGTTCTAATCTATAATCACCTTTAAAACCTGTTTTAACCATATAAGCTTCTAAAGCATCAGTTAAAGTTGGATGTACTTTACCATTTGGTTCATCAGCTAATCTCCATTTATCGCCAGGAGGTACTCTCCTAGCGATTAATGTCTTATTTTCTACAGTTTTTGTCTTATTTTCCATATTATCAATATAATAAAAATTATTACATTAGCCCAGCCATGTTCTGGTTTTCTAATCCTCCAGTTCCACCAGCTCTATTAGCTGCATTAGTACCATCTCCATCTTTATCTTGTGTAATAGTACATTCAGTTAATAATACAGTTCCAGCAACTGATGCTGCGTTTTCAAGTGCTAATCTAGTTACTTTAGTTGGATCAATAATACCTGCTTCTTTCATATTGGTTACTTCTTCTTTCTCAATATTATATCCTGCCCAATGATCATTACCTGAATTAACTAAGCTATCAGCTAATATTTGTCCTTTAACATTATCATAACCAGCATTAACTAGAATTTGATTAAATGGTTTAGCACAAGCTTCAATTACAATTCTAGCTCCTGTTGAATCAGCTTTTAAACCACTAGAAGCATACAATAATGCTGCTCCACCTCCTGGTACAATACCTTCTTCAATAGCAGCTTTTGTAGCATGTAATGCATCATCAACTCTATCTTTCTTTTCCTAACATTTCTGTTTCAGTATTACCACCAACATGAATAATAGCTACTCCTCCGACAAATTTTGCCAACCTTTCTTGGAGTTTTTCCGTTTCGAACGGCGTTGTTGCTTTGTCGATTTGTTGTTGTAATTCTTCAATACGTGTTTCAATTGATTCAACTCCTCCTTTTCCATCTACTATTGTTGTTTGTTCTTTTCCTACAGTTATTGTTCTTGCTTCACCAAACCAATCCCAACTAAATTTATCAAGTTTCATTCCTTTATCTTTACTGAATACTTGACCACCAGTTGTTATGGCTATATCTTCTAATACTAATTTTCTACGTTCACCAAATTCTGGAGATTTAACAGCACATACATTTACTGTACCTCTCATTTTATTTACAATTAACGTAGCTAATGCTTCATTATCAATATCTTCAGCTATAATAAGCAACGATTTTCCATTACTTGATACTGCTTCTAATATTGGAAGTAATTCTTTTACTGAATTAAGTTTTTGATCTAAAATTAGAATTGCTGGCTCTGTTAAAACAGATGACATTGTATTATTGTTAGTAACAAAATAAGGTGATTTATATCCTCTATCAAACTGCATACCTTCTACAGTTTCAAGATAAGTATCTCCTGTTTTTGATTCTTCAATATGTACTACACCTTCTAAACCTACTTTATCAATTGCTGTTGCAATCAATTTTCCAGTATCAGGATCATTATTAGCAGAAATAGATGCAATTTGTTCTAATTGCTCTTCACCTGATATGTCTTCAGCTATATTCTTTCTAAGATTTGATATTACTTTCTTAACTGTAGCATCAATATCTCTTTTAATTCTAACAGCATTTTCTTTATTATCTAAAGCGGTAAGACCTCCATTAATCATTTCTCTAGCTAATAGAGTTGAAGTTGTAGTACCATCACCAGCTTTATTTGCTGTTGTAACTGCTGCTTGTTTAATTAGTTCAACACCCAATTCTTCTTGTGGGTCTGATAGTACAACACTTTTAGCTACTGTTACACCATCTTTAGTTGATTGAGGAAATTCTCCTACACCTCTAAATAAAACAACATTTCTACCATTTGGACCTAAAGTTGATACTACTGCATCAGCTAATTTATTGATCCCATTCATTAATCCTGTTCTGGCGGATTTACCAAAATTTATATTTTTTTCCATTTTAAATATCTGTTAAATCGTTAATATCTTGTTTAGTTAATTTTGCTTCAGTATCTTTTAGAGCTTGTTCTATTTGCTCTTCTGTAGATACTCTACATAGAATTTGGTTCTCAGGTCCAACATAATACTCTTCACCATCAAATGGTAATTTAGTAAAACCTTGAGTAGGTAAAACAACCATATCTCCTACTTTAACAACCATAGGAATTAATTTACCAGTTGCTGTATATCTACCTTCTCCAATTGCTATAACTTCTCCAAATTCGTTTTTTTCTTTACCCATATCAGGAACAATGATATTCCCATATAGTTGCTCTTCGTGTTCGATTGGTTTAACGATAACCGCATCAAATAATGCTTCTAATTTATTGCTCATTTTTATTATTATTTATGTAATTTTTAATATTTTCTTCTATTTGTCTAAATTGTTGTAGAAATCCCTCTAATGACGAATGACTCTTTTTATCATGAAGTTGATCCTGAGTTATTCTATTTAGTGCTTGTCCAAAATTGGCATGGAATGTTAATGCCTTAGTGTATTCTTTACTTTTTCCAGTTGATCTAAAATGATCAGCATTCGATTGTATACGCTGATTTACAGTGTAACAGTTATCATCTTTGGTAATAAAATAAGGTTCCATTGCTGGGTCCTCAATTAAAGTGTGCGATTTAAGTTTCCTTGCCATATATAGTTTTTAAGTTGATTTATACATCAATATACGAAAAAAACATTGCTAGGACACGTTTTTTTTGCGAAACTTATTACTTAATTTTAATTGATTTTGGCTTAGCTTCTTCAGCTAAAGGTATAAAAATCTCCAATAATCCATGATTCAAAGATGCATCAGCTTGTGTTAAATCAAACTTAGGAGCAATCTTATATCTTAAATCAAAGGATTTTTTAGATAAACCATTATGGATAGTTCCTTCATGGAAGTTTTCCTCTTTTGGTTTTTTATAACTAATTTTTAAAATATCCCCTTCAATATCAAGAACGACGTCTTTTTTAGTTAACCCAGTACAGGCAACTTCAAAATAAAGACCTTTATCGTCAAAGTAAATATTAAGTGGATGTGGTTGTTTTGAATTTAAAGCTGGTGCGAATTGCGACTCAGCGTTGAAGTGATTCCTAAAAAGGATGTCGAAAGGACTTATATGCCTTTCTAAAATGTCTAATGTACTCATATCATTTTGTTTTGTGAGGCCGAAGCTCTCGGTTAATTAATTTTTAAAACATAACACGTGCCCTAGCTACATGTTTTATTATACATATATGATAATAAGGGAAAGTTACTTCTCCAAACTATCTTTTAATTGTTTTTCAGTTTCTTCATCCATGAATGCATTCCATTCTCCAATTGGACAATGAGCAGACATTGATCTTACTTTCAAATTAAGTATACAGCCACAATCTTTACAACATGGTGCTGTACCTGGTACTGCACAATAAGTTCCTACTGTATCAAAATTCTTACAGCGTGTACAAATATCCCATCTTATTTTGGCTATTTCCTCAACTTCATCTTTAGTAAAAACTCGGTTTTTAATTCCTTCCATTATAGAAGGGAGGTTACCAAATGCATTAATTAATTTGTTAAACCTATTCATATGTTATAAATATTAACTAATATCTTCGTTCTGGCGAACGAAATATTCACTAGTCAATTCTTCATTTTCGAATTTGAAATGACTCCATCCAACTTTAGATATATTCATTTTACATGTCATCATATCTTGGTTAGCATTTAGAATCTTTTTAAACACATCTGAATCATATACTACTCCATCTGATTCTAATTTATTGTGTACTGTAGTTGGAGCATTAAATACAATTTTATTAGCAAAATTATTATCATCACCAAACATAAATTCACAAATATCATTTCCATCTAAATCTTGTTGTGATGATATTCTCATTGTATTAATATCACCTAAAGCATTTTTTGCTTTAATTAAATGATCAATATCTGTATTTGCTAAATCTACTTCCATTGCATATCCTTCTTCTGGGTGTTCATACCAAGTATTTTTACTAATTAGAAATACGTCAGCTAAAGCATAAGTTAAATCAAAGTTTTCATCTGCAATATTTAATTTTGTTAGTATTGCTCCTTGTTTTTCTAATGATAAAATCAATTCACCATTAGTTATTGAAATTAATTTTTTTAATTTATCTGTATCAAATATAGCTAATTGACTATCTTCTAATTGGAAGTCATTTAATTGAACTTTACATGCTAAACCATTGGCGTTAGCGTAAATAGTTAGAGTATTATCTTTAACTCTCCATTTAACTTTATTAATTAAACCACCTAGGTTATACTTTGCAATAACTGATTGTAATGTGTTTTTATTTACCATAACTGTAATATACGTAACTTATTTTATATTTCAAAACTTCTTAATGCATTTGAATATGGGTTTAAATCTAAACTCCATTCTAAATCACTAAAAAATCCTTCTAATTTATTTAGTAATATTGAATCAAATATCTTTTTTCTATCAGCATATTTTTCTAAAAATTCCTTAATTTTAGGTGGAATATCATATTCTAAAAATGCTAATGATTCTATTTTATAAGGATTATCTTTTAAATAAATCCATTTAACTTTACTTGCATCAGTAATTAGAGTATGTTTTCTATCTAATTTCCAAAATTTTAGTAAATCATTATGTTTAATAGCTGCTCTTACTGGAGCTGGAGCTCCATTCATTCTTTTAACACCTGGTGTTGTACTAGCAACTTGTACTATTTCAGTAAATATTTCACCTGCTGAAGGTGATCTACCTTGATATTTTCTTAGGTTTTTTACTCTAGTTGGATTACCTAATGATGTTAAAGGTATTTTACCACTTATTATTTCATCTTTAAATACTTTAATTTGATCTAAAATATCTTGATGAGTAGCTCCTTTAAGTACTTCTTCTAATATTTTATTAAAAAATCCCCCTAATACAGGTGGGAAATTAGCTTTCATAAATTCTAAACCTTTAACATCAAGTACTTCTTTTTCAATACCTTCTTGTTTAGTAATATACTGAGCATATCTTCTAGTTGCTCTAAAGTATGCTGTTCTGATTACACATTCAGTCTTCATTTCTAATCTATGTTCATCAGCATTAAAACATTCTTTAGCAAATACATTATAGTAATCAGTAATAATATCTTGATATTTTAAAGCTACCTTTTCTAATAATTCATCTTTTTTCTTATCATCAAAAGATTCAAAATCAGGATATAAATGTTTTAATATTGGCTCTGCATTAAAATAATTAGAGTCAGTATCAACATAAGCACAATAATTAGTATCGTCCTTATCACAAATAAACCAAGGTGTTTCTTCTATAAATTTCATTTTAATAACTTCCAGCTATCTTTATCATAACCAACATAGTCAAATATAAACTTCTCTTTTGAATAAACCAAATCAGCTAATTCTTGAGTGTAATAAGATGCAACTTTTTGTTGATTATCTTTAGTATAATTGTCTTTATCTCTTTCACCACCATAAGTGTTAAATCTAACAACAGCATCAGCAATTTCATCCCATCTTTCTTGACTACAATTATTTGCTAATTCAGGTATAGATTTTAAATCCTCTTCCATATGTTCTAATCTAACTAAATAATCAGGATTTCTACCAATTTTAGGCCATTCTAACCAATAAAAAGTATCCATTGAAGGATTAGTATCAAAATTTCTATATCTGATTTCTGTTAGATATTGTTCAAAAGTTAATGATGAATCATCATTATTATAATCTGTCCAAGTAGAAAAACACATTGTATATGGGTTTCTAGTATTACAAATTATTTTGTAACTATCATCTGCACCTTTAGGAATACCTTGTTGATGAGTATGAGAACCTTCCCCTAGAAAAATATTAATCCATCCTCGTTCATTGTGATGAAACATTAAATCTTTTACGTAAATTCCGGTAATAAAATTACTAACTGCTCGTGATGCACAACCTGCTGTGCCCCAATAAATTAATTTTAAACTATCGCTTTTATTCATAATGATTGTGCTATTAATTTTTTAAATTTTGTTGTTGACCATCCATGGTCTCTAGATAAGTAATGAATAGGTATTTTTAAATCATCACCAGTAAATGGTTTTCCTATATAATCATCACCTAAAAATCTTATATCAAATTCTCCTACCTGAAGTAAATCGTATAATACTGCTTCGTAATTATAAGAAATTACATCACATACAGATCTAAATTCAAGTAACATTTCTTTTCTATCTTCAACAGGTAATATAGGTTTTAGTTTATGAGGTCTTTCAATTGAAGGATCATCATGTAATAGTACAATTAAACAATCACAATGTGAAGCACACTCTTTAAACATTTTAATATAACCTGGGTGGATTACATCAAAATTACCAGCTATTACTCCTTTTTTCATTTATAATCTTTTATATCTAACCAATCAGAACCAGTTAGAATATTAATATCATTTATAACTTTATTTCTTTCTTCATTTTGTTTAAAAATTTCAGTAGCATATTGAACTAAATCCTCTGTTTTAGTATCGCCTCTAACTAAATTTTCTAGACCCCATAATATACCATTTATTTTTGCTAAATCCAAATATAATGCTTGAAGTTCACTATCGTTTTCTTCAAATAATTTAACACATAAAGGATTTAATGCTGCAAATTGTCTTTCAATATTAGCTAGCTTATCAGGATCCTTTACATTTAGTAATTTCAATTCCAATATTGAAATTCTATCTAATAACTCTCCGTTTGATATGTCTATTTTCATATTACTAAAATCTAGAATCACCTGGTATTTTTACAATTGGTCCTGGTTTTTCACCTTGGGAATTTTTGATTGGGCTATCTAACTCTATTTTAAATGTTACATTATTTATTTTAAATCTAAACACTCCTTGCTTTAAAAATTTTTTAAATGCTTTTTCTTGTTTTTCAGACCATAGTTCACTCATAATAATTAATTCTTCTTTACTTATGGGTTCACCATTTGCTGTTATATGCATATTACTCCTTATAGATTGTTTTTTTAATGTCATATTTCTAGTTTTAATTCACCTTTAATTACTTTATTCATATGTCTATTAGCACATAAAGCTGATTCCTGAATAATTCTGTGACCTGATAATGTAATGGCTTCACTTAATATTGATAAATTCATTCCGTATCTAAAAGATGGTAATGCAGTAGCACCATATAAACTATTAAGCAAAATTTTCATTGTATATTGCATTAAATAATAATATTCACCTTTTTCTTTATCACCTGCTTTATATGCTTTTTTCATAGCATTTTTGTAAATAACTCTTTCATCAAACCATTTTTTAAGTATAGTTGAAAGTGTAGATTCTTCATCAGTATGGAATACAGAACCATTAGCTGCTATTTTCCATTTTTTCTTTTTAATAGTATAAACTAAATTACCAACTTTAACTTCTTCCCATTTGTTTCTACCAATTTGGTGTTTTTGTTGAAATTTAATTTTAGTATGAGGATCCATAGAATCTAAATCATTTAAACCTAATCTATTATTACGAGTATGTTCATCTACTATTTCTTCAACTGGCATACCAGGTACTGAATTGTCCATTTTAGTTTCAACAACACGACCTACTAATGTTTCTTTACCAATATTACAAGTCATAATAATTGAAGGATATAGTGATGTTAAATCTTCATCAAACATATACTTGTATAAGCCAGCTTGTGGGCAAAATAAATAACCACCAGCATAACCTTTTTTATTTTGTTGATGAAATTCCTTAGGAGGAGGAATAATATTTTTACCTAGTAAATAAGCTGAGATAGCCCCATCTTGAGTAATACTATTAGCATATACTTCATGATAGTTATGTTTACCTTTATGTGATAAGTTTTTAGTTAAAGCAATATATTGTAATTTTTCGTCTAGTAGTTTTAATATTTCAACATCACGAAAGTTATATTGGATAAATTTCTGTATATCAGTTTCAAATAATTGATCTAAATTACCTTCATAATCAACTTTACCTATACCAGTATATTTTTCTCCAATAGCATCTAAAGTCCAGCTTGGTTCATCTTTCCAACTAAACTTTTTATGTAAACGGATATAATCTAATGATTCAATACCTTTAATCTGAACAAACATATTTTGTTTTGCAAAATAATGTTTATCTTGTTTTACACCACCAACTACTTTTTGAGATTCTTGTCTATCACGAACAGAATATTTTTTAGATATTACTGGGTAAGTTGTTTTACCATGCATAGGAGACATTTTATCAGCTTCTTCCCTACCAATTACATTACACATTCTATAGTATAAATAAGGAATATCAAAATAATCACTATTGTAGCCAATTAAAATATCTGGTTCATTATTTTTAATCCAATCTCTAAATTTAATTAATAGTTCTTCTTCGGTTTTACAAGGTATAACTGTTTTCTTTTTATATTTTTTAGTATTACCTAATTCAGATTTTTTATCTAAAATTAATATAAACCATTCATCTTCTTGTTTATCCCACCAAGCAATTGAAGTAATAGGCATTGGAGCACTTTCAATATAATCTTCAGTTAATGCACCTCCAATTTCACACTCAATATCAAAAAATATTTCTCTATGATTTGTAGATGGTTCATCATTAGTTCCATATTTTTCAACTAAGAACTTTTGAACAATATTCATGTCCTGAAAGTGAAGATTAGGAGTGTTATTATGAGCGTAATCCCTATTTTTAGTAAAATACCAGTTTAATACTGGTCTTAGAAATTCACCATTTAATCCTTGATACTCAGCATCTTGTTCATCACATTCTTGATATGCAATGTTATTATATTCTAGTATTTGTTTTTCACCATCACTCTCAGTTAGAATTATTTCAAATTGATTTGGTCCTAATTTGAATCCTAATTCGGCTTTTTTATACACTATATAATTGTTCCTGGGTTAGCATTTGGTCTACAACTGTCTATTTCTTTTTCAGTAAAGAATTGATGTAGATTTGGTCTAAAATAATTAATTGATTTCATTACTTTTCTATCTCTGGTACGGTAGACAATATACCTTCCTTCCGCAACCTTCTCAAAATGGCAGGCCTCACCTTGTTCCTTACTTCTTTGGCTGACGGTGAGTACGGCCTCTTCTTCAGTTTTACAAGCTTTTGACATATTACTTGCTTGTACTTCTTGATAGGCTGGCCATATCTTATCTTTAAGGCCGTGTAACATAACACCGTTCCCAAGGGAAACATAAGTAATGTCGCACAAAGCGTCCAAAACTTCCACAATGTCGCCTCGTTCGCAAGCCTCTTTATACTCCTCAAGTTCTTCGAGGACAAAATCATAGACGAATTTCCACTCTTTTTCATCTGGGATAGTTGGTTCATAGTTATTTGGTTTATTAAATGTTGCATTGAATGTTTCCACCTCATCTACAAACGGTACACTAGTAAATCCAAATGATTTACTTGTTTCCTCTTCATTAAAGTTAAATGTTAATTGTTTTTTACTCATTATTGTTCATTTTATTTTGAAACTTCATAAATTTGCCTTCTTTATCATTACTTAATCCTCCTACGGTATGTAATTTACTATCTTCTTCTGACCAAACCACACTATTGTCTTCTCTTTCTGCAAATTCTAAAAATTCATCTGATTGAAAATAATCTTGTATAGGTTCTGAATCTTCCCTTTCCCATGGGTATACTATCCATTGATCATTTACTTCTTTAGCATAAAAACAATGTTTGAATTTAGATGTAGGTTTATGATGTAATACAGCCCAATAAGCACCTGGTGCTTTACTTAAAGTATGTCCTGTATCATTAATATCATCTACAACTAAAGTATTTTTACCTGGGTGTAATACAAAAGGAATATCTAATTGATGTGAAATTAGAACTGCTGGTATTAAACCACCTCTAGGTAAACCCATTACTGAATCAATATTTGGGTAATCATTAATTATTTTTGAACATAAAATGTTTACACATTCATGTATTTCAGACCATTCTAAATAAACTTTATTACTCATTAAGATATGTGAATTAAACTTGACCATGTTTCATGAGAAACATCAGGACAAAACTTACTATTTGGATGTAAAATAACTGATATAGCATCATGTGAATGTAATGATTCTTGATGTGAACATATTACTCTAAAATCCTTTATTCTTTTATCTGCAATTAATTGCTCATATAACAATCTAGCAGCATCTTCAACAAATTTAAGATATGAACCATTTAATTCAGCAAATGCCATTTCATCTTCTCTTTTAACTACTACTTGAGTTTCTGTATTAAGGGCTCTATCACACATTTCTTGTAGCTCTTCAATCCAAACCATTTCATCAAATTCAATTGATATTCTTGCTACTGATCTTTGTGAGTGAGATACTGTTGCCTTATTTCTATATTTTCTAGCATATTCAGCTAATTCATAAGAACAAGGGCAAGCTGATGAATAAACAAAATCAAAATGAATATATTTCTTTAATTCACCTTGTTTATTTAAATCACCTTCTAAAGTAA